CTTTGAAAAAATCGGAGAAGTTTACACATGGCTTACCAATAGCAAAGAGGCTGCTAATTTTGATTGTGTATGTATCGACTCCATTTCTGAGATAACAGAAATTGTATTAGCAAATTTAAAGAAGAAAGCAAAAGATCCAAGACAGGCTTATGGAGAAGTTCAGGACTTAGCAATGAGCATGATTAGAACCTTTCGTGATTTACCTAAAAAACACATATACATGATTGCAAAGCAAGAAAGAATACAGGATCAAAATTCAGGGGGTTTATTTTTTGGTCCTGCATTAACAGGTCAAAAATTAGGAACTCAGATATCATATTTATTTGATGAAGTCTTTGCTTTACAGGTATTCACCGACCCGCAAACAAAACAAGAAATCAGAGCTTTACGAACTAGAAAAGACTTGCAATACATTGCGAAAGATCGCAGTGGAAAACTGGAACTATGGGAAAACCCTAATCTTGGCGAAATAATCACCAAGATATTAGCATAAGGAGCTAATTACATGGCATTGCTTGATAAACCCTTTAACCCACTTGAAGTAACACCATCACAAGGTTTTCTGACATTACCATTGTCAGGACCAGAAGGAATTCCCGCAGTGATTGTGGAAGATGAAATAAAAGCAACAAAAGCGAATGATGGTGGATACATCAAATTCGTGTTTGAAATCACAGAAGGAGAAACCAAAGGAGCAAGAGGCTTTTGGAATTTGAATCTATACAATAACAATGAAAAAACATGCGCAATTGCACAATCACAATTAAGTTCAATTGCTTATTGTGTGGGTGTAATGCAATCGTTTACAGATACTGGAATTTTGCACAATAGGCCATTGCGAATTCTGACAAGATTGCAGAAAAAGGATAAACCTGAAGATCCTGACAGAGTTGAAATCTATGGAGTTCTGGATTCCGAAGGCAATAGGCCAGGGAAAGCGGGTCCTGGTCACGCAGAAATGCCTCAAGGACTGCACCAAGCAAACAACAATCCTCCTTTTCCCGCTGCTGCACATGCTTCTCAACCTTCTTTCCCATCATGGCAAACAAATACCCCTGTGAGTGCTGAACCAGCGCAAGCTGCATCCACCGTCAAACTACCTTGGCAGAAATAAAGCATGTTTTCAAGGCCGGGTTATCCCGGCCTTATTTTATAAAAAGGAAACGCAATGCCTTTAAATCTTGAATATTTTAAGCATCCGTTATTACAACTCATAGATGTTGTCTGCATTGAAAAATATCACGAATCTTTCAGAAATCATATAGGAGCAAGTAAAATCGGAGGTCTATGTGACAGGGAAATATGGTATTCCTTTCGCTGGGTGTTTGACAAAGTGCATAATGGTCCAGCATACCGGCGATTTGAACGTGGAAGACTGGAAGAAAAGAGAATCAAAGATTACCTTGAAATGATAGGGTTTGAATATGAAACAGAGCAAAAGAGTTTTTCATATCTTGACGGGCATTTCTGCGGCACTTGTGATGGTATCGTGCTTGTTCCAGTAACAAAAGAAAGAATGTTACTTGAAGTTAAAACGACAAAAGGAGGGGCGGATTTTAAAAACTTATTTTCGTTGGGTGCGAAAGAATTCAAACCAGTTCATTACGCGCAAATGTGTGTATATGGTGAAGCTCTAGGATTAAAAGAAGCTTTATATATTTCAGTCAACAAACAAAATGAAGAAATATACGCAGAAGCTCTCAAATTAGACTGGAATAAAGCACTGGACTTAAAAGATAGAGCACATGAAATTATAAATTCACAAGAGTTACCCAACAAATGGAAAAACGCAAGCTCTACATTGTATCTTTGCAAAATGTGCAGCCATTACCCGCTATGCTTTGAAAATCAAAAAGCACAGGTAAATTGTAGAAGTTGTAAGTTTGCAATTCCAATTGAAAATGCAGAATGGAAATGCATTAGATACGATGCAACAATAGAAAAGGAATTTCTTAGGAAAGGATGTGAACAATGGGAGACAATATTATGAATACAATAATCAGAAAGATTCTAGAAATACCGCTTGCTAACCAAGAGGATAGACGCCTAGGATGGACCATTGACCCTGATTTTATTGAGGAATTAAGCAGAAAAAAGAATATAGAATGCAGCATGGAAGATATTGAAGATATAATTTGCGCAATGTATGAGATACCAATGACACCTCAAAAGGACGATTCAGATGTATAATCTTGAAAGCCTGTTAGAAAACTTTGAAGAACATGTAAGAAAAATAAATGAACAATGCGATATTAAAAATAAAGAATTAAAAATAGTCCAAGACAGACTCTCAAATTGTAATTTTGGGATAAGTGTTTATATGGATGAATGTTTAAACGATACAAATTTATATTTAGGTTTTGACAAATTGGATGGAAAATGGTCATTGTGTGTTAAAGCAGATTCAGTGCAATCTCTTATGCTACAGAAAAGAAGCATTAGAATGAAAGCACATGAAACGATAGAGAGATTAATACTTAAAATGATTGCAACCTGTGAGTAAAACATAAATGCAAAAATTAACACTTAGAGACTATCAAGAAAAGGCTGTCAAAGCCTTGTTTGATTATTTCTATGAAAAACAAGGGAATCCGTGTCTTGCTATGCCCACGGGGAGTGGTAAATCCCTTGTCATTGCTGATTTTATTTATCGTGCTGTGATGTCACATGCAACAATCAAGATATTGATGATTACACATGTGAAAGAATTAATAAAACAAAATGCAGAAGAACTTGAAAACTATTGGTCCAATGCCCCCGTGGGAATTTACAGTGCTGGATTAGGCAAAAGGCAATTGGGATCAAACATTGTATTTGGTGGAATTAAAAGTCTGATAAATGCAAAAGAACATCTGGGGCATTATGATCTTATTATAATAGATGAATGTCATACTTTATCAAATAAAGACGACTCAATGTATAAAGTGTTGATCGAATATTTAAAAGGAATCAATCCTAATTTAAGAATTGTCGGCTTGAGTGCCACACCTTTCAGGATCGGTCAAGGATATATAACAGACGGCGGAATATTTACAGATATCTGTTACGATATTACAAAAATGGAAGAATTCAACAAATTAATAAAAGATGGATATCTTACAACATTGATCCCGAAAAGGACTTCTTTAAGAGTTGATGTGTCCGATATAAAAATACAAGCAGGTGAATATAACCTGATGGAACTTCAAGAGGCTTGGGATAAAGATGATGTAACCTATAGAGCGGTAAAAGAAATAATTGAATATTCCGAGAATAGAAAATCATGGCTTATATTTTGTTCGGGGATCAAGCACTCTGAACATGTTTGTGAATGTCTACATAGTTTCGGGATATCCGCAACTTTTGTGCATTCAAAAATGGAAGCAAGCAAAAGAGATGAAGCAATCGAAGGTTTTACTAATGATAAATACCAAGCGATATGCAATAATGGGATTTTAACCACTGGATATAATAAAAAGACCATCGACTTGATTGCAGTTTTACGGCATACCTGCAGTCCTGGACTTTGGGTTCAAATGCTCGGGCGCGGGCTACGTGTAGCGCCAGGGAAAGAGAACTGCCTTGTCTTAGATTTCGCTGGCAACACTGAGGCTCTGGGGCCTATCAATGACCCGGTAATTCCCCGCCGAAAGGGAGACAAGCCAGGGGAAATTCCCATCAAAATCTGTCCTATCTGCGGTGTTTATAACCATACTACAACTCGAATATGTTGCTCTTGTGGATACGAATTCCCAATATGTTCAACTATAAACCATACCGCATCCACGCTTGAGCTAATAAAAGGTGCCGGATTAGAGGAGCAACAAATAAGCGTATTTAAAATTGATGAAGTTTTCTATTTCAAACACAAGAAAAATGAATCACCTGCTACACTTAAATGCACATATAGAAGTGGTGTAAAGAAATTCGATGAATATGTTTGTCTCGAACATGCCGGATTCGCTAGAAAAAAGGCCGTTGATTGGTGGAAACAAAGAATATCGCATACGGAAAGTTCCCCTGTGAGTGTTGATGAAGCCTTGCAAAAAATATCACATTTGAAGATACCAAAAGAAATTGTAGTGATTATCAATAGAAAATACCCTGAAATTATCTCACATAGATTTTGAAAGGATTGTATGAAAATACATGAGATACAAAAGGAAATGCTGGATAAGAATATGTGGAGATCATGCGCAAATTGCGGTAATTACAATAAATATCATAAAATATGTGAATTGGTAAAAGTAAAACCGCCAATTGAAACAGTAATTCTGTCTTGTTCATCTTGGGAAGAAGACATTCCTTTCTGAAAGGTAATAAAATGATTGTAGAAATAAAAAGCGATGTGATGATATTTCATCCTGAAACAAAAGAGGAAAAATAGAACTAGATGAATTTATAAAGAAGTTTGATAATACCGTTGTAAAAATGGTAATCAAAGGAATAGATGAAATACAATAAAACAACGAATTATGTAAGGATACCTAACAAACTTTTCAGGAAAAGAAACCATGAGGTTCAAATGAAAATATTAATTTGCTACGAAGCTACAACAAAGCAAGGTCAAATGCTATCGGGACATGGCTTTTATAAAATTGGATATCTGACAGAAAATGAACTTGTAACAATAGCATATGAAATAAAAAAATCAATAGAACATGACTTGAGCATTTCTATAAATGAAGTAATACTTCGTTCTGTTACCTCTTTACAAGGATAATACAATGGCAAAGAAAAAGACACTTAATCAAGAGGCTTTAGAATTCGTTTTGTGTTTTTCGGAAATTGGAGAAATACAAGATGGATATATCTATGCCTCAAACGATAAGGCTATGGTTTCACATAAAATTGACATTGATATCAATTCCAAGATAAATATAAAAAGTGCATTGGAATTTATAAAAAAGACAGATAATATAAAAGCATTTATTCAACTGGAAGACGGAATTCAATTAAAAGATGAAAAATTGAAAGTCATGATCGGTGAAGAAAAAACGCATGACATATTTGAAATTTGCCCAATCACAACACAACTACCTATAGAATTCACAGAAGGTTTAAAATTATTATCAGGAATTAAATCAAAGAAAACAGACGAAGGAACTTGTGAAAATGTGTTTATCAATGGCAAAGTAATGGTTAAAACAAACAAAAGATCATTGATTGAATTCTGGCTTTCTGAAGATATTGGTATTTTCACAATTCCCAATGAAGTAGTTAAATCTATACTCAAAACAAAAATTGATCCTGAAGCATACGGAATGAATAACAATCATGTCTCATTTGCATTTCCAGACGCAACTGTTTCTTTTGAGGATGCAAATATAAAATTTGATGATTCTATTTATGGAAGACTGATAAACTGCGAGGCATACGATAAAATCGTAGACTTGGGTGAAGCTTTTGAAGCATTACAGAAATTTGAAGGTGATCTTATAAACATAGATAAAAATACTGTATTTTGTGGAAAGGCTTCATATTCATTAAAAGAGAATGTCAAAAGCATGAAACTGATCAAAGAAGAATTGAAAATATTTTCAAAACATGCAACACATTTCAACTGTGATGAAAATCTAAAGTTCTATGGTGATAACATAAGAGGTGTGATTGTAGAACTGAAAGAAGTTTAAAATGCAAGTTGACAGAAAGGCAATCCCTGATAATTACATCCCACGGGTGTATAACATCCTTTCGCCTGAAGAGATCAAAAAAAGAAGAGGTAAAGGATTATTTGTATTTGATGTCGAATGCTACCCCAATTATTTCCTTATTTTCTTCAAGGAATACAAGACAGAAAATGCAATTTACTTTGAAATGATATGCGATGAAACCGGGCAAGTTGTAAAGTCTTTTGATGTTGAATTACTACAATATTTGATAGGAACCAATACCACCGTGGGATTCAATTGTGATGATTATGATAT